ATCACCAGCAATTTGAACTGATTGTCCAACCAAAGGCAATGCTGACAAGTTGTTCATAACAAGAACATAACCTTGTTGTCCACCATAACTAGAAACTGTTCCTGCGCCACCGCTAGTTGTAGTAATTGTATTACTTGAAGCAAACGTTCCAGTAACTGAAGTTACATATAGACTTTGCACTTGTACGTTTATTACTGTAGCAGTAGCACCGGAACTACTTGTAACCGTATCACCGACGTTAATTGTGCCGGTATAGGCTCCAGTTAAACTAATCAATGTTCCATATAACGTACCAGTAGTTGGTGTTTCACTAGCGCTATATCCAGAAGAAACGGAACCGTAAGTACCATAGGAGTTATTACCGGAAATAGAACGAATTTGGCCGCCATGAGTTGTTGCATAACCAAAATAACAGTAGTATGTAAATACACCAACCGCTTCGGCTTTACCGTTGTTATCAACCCAAAGACCTACACCATTGTCATGAATACCAGTGTACTCATGGAAAAGAATTGAGCGATTACCAGTAGTATGTACGCTACCATTAACATACGCACCAATACCACCAGTAGAGAATGCAGAGCACTCAATAACATACGGTGATTTAGTGGTAATAGGGGATGCTGGGTTTAACGCACAATAAATACCTTTTGGTGTAGACGTAGTAATATCTGCTGGGGTTGTTCCAGGTACCCAACCAGTCATACCTTGGAAGCTCATCTTATTTAAGAAAGAACCGTTTGACAACGCCCACATAGTTGCTTGGTTGTTTGGTGTTGTACCATCAGCAGCAAAACCTGAACCAGGTTGGATAATAGTTGTACGAGAAGCGTCACCAACAATAGCGCAAAATGGTGGGACTACAATAGGTAATAACAGTTCAGAATATGTACCAGCTTGTACGTGAATAGTTGTTTTATTACCGCTTGGTACTGCAGCAACAGCGGCTTGAATAGATGCAAAAGCATTATTGATGTTCTTACCATCATTTGAATCACTACCAGTTGGAGATACATATAAATTATATGTAGATGCAGTAGCACCTTTCCATGCAATGGCCGTGCCAGTTGAATTAACAGTTAGAGATTGGCCTTGGTTAGCTGATGTATAGGATGGAAGGATATCGGCAGCACCCTTGGCAAAATACACTAAATTACCTGAGGCTAAGTCAGCAGCAACAGATGCGCCAGATGTATAGTCAGCAACTACTAAGTAGCTTGAAATTCCGCTAAATACAATATCATTAATCTTATAAGGTGTAGCAGTTGCCCAGTTACCAACCCAAGCAAAACCTTGAACCATTAGAGTCCAATAGGTTGTGTTTGTTGGCAAATTACCGGTTGTTGCCGTGGTGTTGGTATACGCATAAACGTTACCACCATAAGTTACGCAGTCATTTAACTCGTACTGAGTTGCGGAGCTATAAACTCCATTAAAATTAAAGCGTAATTTACCTAAATCAATTAATGTTGTCATACCATCACCATAATTAAATGACCCTCACTGTCCCAATGGAACTGATAAGTGTCGGTTGACCAAACCCAATTAACATACGGATTTGGATACTGAATTGCTGATACATCTGGTGTCGAAACAACACCGTTACCATTTTGAATAATTTCAATTAAACATTGCCCTGTACTAACAATTTCTCTAAAACCGTAAAACGTTTTATCTTTTAAATCCGTGCCTAAGTAGAACCCGCCATTTGCTGCCATTTTATAGTCCTTCCAAGGCTGAAACGATTATATCAAAACCATTAGTAATTCCAGTAGTATAAGTGGATGCAGTCAAAGTGTCACCTGTTAAAAGCACTAATTTATTACCCGGCAATAATGCTTCCGCTGCTCCATTTGACACATAATAATTAGACACCAGCGCTGTTGTAGTACCACCACGAACCAAGTTTACAGTAATTGGTAGGTTGCTGTTATATGTATTAGCGGCGTTTAAACCAATAATAACGCAAGTAGAAGGGGCGGTAAAAATCGTAGTCGGGGTTGAGCCTAAGCCCTGAGTCTGTACGCTAGTAAATGTTGCCATATTAGCCGCCCAATGCAATTGAGTAAATTAAAGCTGTACCTGCTGGGTCGTATACCAAAGACCCATCTACGTTATTATACACGGCTCTTTCAGCGGGTAGGTCACAAAATATGTCTTTTGGTCCAGTTGCAAAGTTAACTAATGCATTACTATTTGAACTTTTAAAAACTACATCTCGGCTAAGAGTGTTACCTGCTGCCGTATAAGTACCTGCGCCTACTTCCCAAGTATTGTTAGTAGAATCAGAAATCGTATAAAAAGTGGTATTGCCGCCACCGATAGCGACTCCAAAAGTAGTAAACCCAGGGAATGCTCCTCCCAGGGTCATAGTACCTGTACCGCCTGTACTAGTAGTTTCTCGAACTCTATCTGAGACTACGAAGGCCATCTATTAACCTGCTGCAGACAATGTGTAGGTTACGTTAATGGTATCGCCAGCAGTAACTGTTTTAGAACCAGCGGTAAAGTCACCAGCACTAAATAGCACGCCTGTTGTGTTATCAATAGTAGAGGAGCCACCAATGTTAATAAACGCACCAGCAACAGTACCAGAACCAGTCATAGTAAAAATAACTGCTGCGCTAGTTGAAAGAACTGATGGATTAGCGTTAGTAGCAGCGCTAAATGTTGGGGTTGGGCGAGTACCAGAATATGTAGGGGCGTTAGCGCCACCAACTTCTAACCAAGTACTATGGCTAGATTGTGTATCTGTATAGGCAGGGGTACCTACACCCATTAGACCCATAACAATTGCACCGCCGCCAGTATTAGCAAAGTACGAATTTAAAAGGCTTTGACGGCCTACGTTAGTAGTCAAATTCTCAATAGTATCTGACCATTTTAAATTACCTTGGGCATCACGGCACTCGGCTGTATATACACCTTCTAAACCAAACATTTCGGTAGACCCAGCACCACGAGTTACGGTAGCTTCTACTTTATCTCCGATTTTTGCTTTTTCGTTGCTCATAAAAACTCCTTAACTAATACTTAAAATGGCGGTAGTTGAAGTCGCCGTTGGGAATGTTATTGTAAATGTACCTGCTGCGCTTTGTACTTTAGGGCCGCCAAAATCTAACACTGCAACCGCTGCATTTGTAGTGCTATTGTATATTAAAGCCCCTGCAGCTGTAAAGGAAGCGGGGTCCCAAGTTACGTTAGCGAACGAGATAAAAGCCGTATTACTAGCATTATCGGCTGTTGGGTGCTGAGAAATAGTCAGAACTTTACCGCCAGCAGTGTAGCCTGTACCTGTAATCTCGCCTGTTGTTGTATAGGTCAGAGTAGATGCATTAAGGTTTGCTAAGCTCGTATACAGGGCAATCTTATAAGTATATGGGGTACCTACGGCAAAATTCTCAAGACCACTGAGAAGGTTTTGCTTAAATATTGTAGTTTGGGTTTGTGCTATAGACATTATAGGGCGTTATATTGCAATCTAGTTTGACCGCTACGATACGCATCATCACGCTCAAGGCCATCGCCCAAACGTTTTAACTGCATCATAGACTCTTGGTATTTCTTTTCATACTGGGCAATAATATCTGGTTCACCCTTCATAAAGGTATAGGCTTCTACCAAAGAACCATAAAGCAATACAGGAGGGTAATTATCCCCAATCCAGCTTGTGCCGTCAGCATTGTTTACTGCCTGAACAGTAATATAAAAAGCAGTAGTAACTGTGCCACCAAGACTAGATGCTGGAGCACTTAGCTGGTCACCTACTGAATATAAAGACCCACCATCTACAAGCTCAAAGCTAGTAATAGTGTTATTAGATATTATGATATCGGCAACAGCCGAAGTGCCTTGGCCACCAGTTAAAGTTACGTTGTAATAGTTACCATTTACGTATCCAGTACCCGCTTGCGTAAGGTTGTAAGAAGTAATAATACCTTTAACAATTGATGGTGGATAGAAGAAATAATGTAACTCTGCTTGGTAATTCTGGTCTGGTGTCGGCCCTAGAATAAAAGATAATTCGTTTGGGTAACTAAGCTGTGGACCAAACAACGAATAATATTTAGGGGTACCTATATATGCTTGGGTTGGATATGACTCACGAATAAAGTTAACGTCTTTGTTTAAAAGGTACGTATATGCGCCTGTGGTAGGGTCAATAACCGCTAAAGAGTAGCTAGATAAAAAGTCTGATGGGCAAGACAAATATGGATTAGAAATAGTAAGTGTACCCGTTACATTTCTACGCAAAGAAGGTATTTGGACTGTGTTGTAAATCCGGTCTTCGGCTTGCTGAATAAAAGTGTTAATCTGGGTTGACCCCAATGAATTAATAGTGCTTTTATTATCATTACCAGTAAAAACCGTAGTTGGAAAATCATTTTCCGTGTAGGTTTTAATAGTATTAAATAAATTAGTGTAATCCATTAGGGTATACCTCTATTAGGCCATAGGCCCAAATGCTTTACGGCCTTTAGTAGCTGCACCATTACCACGAGTCTCAACGCCAGTAGTTTTAGCAGGTTTGTAGTTACCCTTACTTACGTTACCAACAGAGATGTTAGACTCGTTCATAAAGTCTTTACCAGACTGTGTAGACATAGAAGGTAGCTCATTACCAACGGGTTTATCGCTAATGGTATGTGGCTTAGCATATGCTTCAGCAGGTTTATTATTAATCGCCATAATTACATCCCCTTACCTTTTAAGCCAGTAGAACCAAACTGAGTAGTTAATTTAGAGCGAGAACGCCCTTCTTTCAACATACCTTCATTGGTCTTACCGCCGGGGCCTTTTTTGCCATTATCAATCTTTGCAGTTGGGCCTGAATCACCATAGTTTTTACCTTTGGTTTTGCCCTTGCTTTCAATTCCCATACCTTTTGCCATTTTAGGCTCCTTAACTTATTGTTACTTGTCCAACATTACCCACAGCTTTTAAATAGTTTTGGGTTTCTCCAAAATCATACTTCATCCCTACAGGATTCCAAGCCCACTGAAATACTCGACTACCCCCGCTAGGTGTACCGTTTGCTAACATGCCAGTACCACCATTAACGTATACATCTAAACCGTTGTTACCTGACTGGTAGTAGCTATTATCCCGACGTGGTTCCCGTACAGCCTGTGGGTCATTGACCGGATACATCCCTAATTGTAACTGAGGTTGGTCCATTTCCCAACATTCTGGGCATACTTTAATACTAACATTCTTGGTCTTAATAGTCAGTTTTTTAAGCTGAACTAACTTAAAACGAAATCCGCATCTATCGCATTCAGCAATTGCAAAACGCCCTGAGGCGAACATCGTTGTCATTACTTATACCCTAAGAACGTTTGACGAGGAATAAACCTAATCGGTGCCTTTTCTCTATCTTCTTGGGCTGCTAAATCAAATTGCTGGTCATAATCCGCTTTTAACCCAGCTATACGTTGCAGGTCTACTCCTGGAAGCTTAACGGCTAAATAGTAGGCCAATCCAGCCACCATACAGTTTAAAAAACGGAAAGGAATATCTTGGGTAGTAACGCCACTACCTGCATCTTGAATACGGCGCATACGCCAGTAAACAAAATTGTAATAAGGGTTACCCACAGTACCTTGGTCTGGGGTGGGCCAAACAGTAATTTGTGGGTGTCTATCAGGCGTATTGCCTGTAGGGTATGAAGCGCCACTTTGACGGTTAATCCATACTTGAATAGGACGCCCTTGGGCTAGCTTATTAGGGATTGTAGAGTAGGTAGATACACTGATGCGACTGATGGTGATATCGGTCTGGTTATTCTGTTGCCCAGCATTAGTTCTAATCTGGTGTTCAAGTAGGTCAATTGTGTCATCAGGTAGGTCATAAGTATTAATACCTTGTATTAAAGGAATAGTCCCCTGTTCAATAGTCCACAAGTTAATACCCCGGTTTGCCCACTCAATAGTAAGTAAGTTTAAAGAACGACGTGCAGTACGCAAATCNTATCCGGTACGTAGCTCTTTCCCGCAGCGCTCAAACGCCTCTTCTACGAGGTCATTTAAGTCTAGATTAAACGAGGTAGTACCTGAAGTTGTCATTAGCGCACCTTACCATATCCATGGGTTGCTAGTTTACCAGCTACTTTACCGCCTTTTTTCATAGGGGCAGGAGAAACCGTAGGGGCTGAGCCTGCTAAAGGTCCTACTGCATTAGGGTCAGCTACCGGTGTTGGGTTGGGTACCGACTGCACCTGTTGCATTGCGGGGGCATAGCTTCCTATTTTGCGTTTAGCAAAGTTCTTAAGTGCCATTATTTTTTCCTTGCTGCTCGCATGTTATCAACTAGATTAGGATAAGGTCTACCAGCTACTTTAGCCATTGCTTTTGCGTTAGATTTTTTAGCAGCTGACATTTTCTTGGGCTTACCAAGTTCTTTTGGGCGAGGCTTATCCCAAACCTCACCACCTTTTTTAAGTAGTACGGCAGACTCAGAGGTCTTTGGAAGTTTGCTAGGGCGCACTGCGCCCATACCCCTAGAGGATTTCATTACTTCTTAGCCTTAGCCATACCGCCGCCACACATTTTTTCTACTGCTTTAAAGTGTATTTCGTGGCCAGCGCCATGTTTTTGAAAATGCTCATGGTGAGGAGTATGTCCACCAGCCATATGCTTTCTGATTTGAATATCTTCAGACGGTGTTTTTAAGTCGTTAAACTTTTCTACATCACTACCCATTGGTTTTGGACCCATTTTTTCTGTTGCCATTTTACTTCTCCTTTAAATTAACAGATACGACCTTTAGTTTTACCACGTTGAGCAAGACCATCACCACGGGTCATACCTCCTGAGGCCATCTTTTTAACTTTACCACCTTTTTTAAATGTATCTCCGGCTGGATTAGTATTGGCACTGGTATCTACATTAGTAGTTTCATTAAATTTGCGCATGTCTTCTGCGTCAGCTTTTGCTTGCTTAGCATCCGCATCAGACTTCCATTTGTTTTCCAAAGCCTGTCGCTTTGATTTTTCTTCTGGGGTTTCTTTAAATGCCATGGTTAGCAGACCTTTCCTTTGGTCAAACCTTTTTGTGCGACGCCACAACCACGCACTTTGCCACCAGCTTTAAGGGTAATTTTAGTACCTTTGCCGCCCTTGTGTTCTTGAGCATCATGCTCTTTAAATGCCTTTTTAATCATAGCAACGTCTTGCTTTTTATCCATTGCTTCTTCTTCACGCATTTCTTTTTTTGATTCCATATCTTTGGCCATACCGCCTCCTTTTAGCCCTGCAAATTTTTTAATATTTTGGTAAGGAACTCCACCATCAGTATGGTGAGCTTTTTGTTTGTTAATGTCCGCATTTAAGCCGCCACCACCAGCAAACTTTTTGCCTTTATCCGCAGCAACAAAGTCTTTACCTACAGATTGTGGCACACCAACTTTTTTTGCCATGCCTGGATTATGTGCAATCATTTCCATAAAGTTGTGTTGTTTTTTAGAAGTACTTGGCATTACTTGCTCCAAAAGCCTTGAAACAGATTAGCCATAATAGCACCAATAAGTGCTGCTGCACCGCCTACTCCTAGTAGTAGTCGCCAACCACCATGGGCCTCAGCAAGCGTCTTTTGGATAGCTTGGATGGCTTCTTTGATTTCTTTCATCTCGTTAACCATCTTATCCATATCCGCTTGCAAGTGTTCAATATCGTTAGCATGGGTTGCTAGTTCTCTAGCAGTTGAAATTGGGTCCATATCGTTCATTAACATTTCCACCGCTTTAAACTAGCTGCCTTCCTTGTAGGCTTGCCGTTTTCATCTTTCATCGGACCTGGCATTCCAGACATTCTTGCGCAGAACGACTTTTTGCGAGGACCCCCTTCAGGTTGTGGAGCTTTTAAATTGCTGCCAGTAGCCGCATTATACTTAGCACGACCCTTGGCGGTAAGCCCAGCACCCTTAGATACAGGCAGCTTTTCACCACGACCAACCGCGAGCGAAACACCCTTTTTCTTAGCCATATTGAATTGTCTGGAAGCTAATATTGGTAACAACAACATAAATACCGTTTTGCGCCAAAATACCTTCGCCAGAGAAAATAGCCTGGAAAGGTTGAACTGCAGTACCAGTATTATAACTAGTCATCCATTTACCAGTTGAATATATACAAGCTGTGCCGCTAGCAATAGTGCCAGTATTAATATCAGTAATAGTAAATGTATTGGCGCCCGTAACAGTAACTACGTAGTTACCAGCCGTAGCAGAAGTACCAGAAGCTGGTGCGTAAGTAATACCAATATTTTGGCCTGTTGTTAGGCCATGAGCCGTGGAAGTTACAGTAACCGTTGTACCAGAACGAGCATATGTAGCTGAAACAGGGGCTGTTGTTGTATCAAAAATATCAATGCTACCAGCAGTGCCAGTACCAAGATAAATCAAGTTTTTGAGGCGAGTACGACCAGAAACAGCTAAGCCTGAACCGCTAAAATGCGAGCCTTTTACATCATATTGCATTGTCATAATTAATCTCCTAAGTTTAAAAAGGAGGTGGGGTTTCCACCCCCTAGCAGATTAATTAGTCAGCGTTGCCGTATGGGTATACAGTCTTAGTACCTAATGTGCCGTCAGCTTGTACATAGTTAATGTCAATGTTGAACTTACCAGCAGTCAAAGCGCCTAAACCAGTACCGACAATAGCCAATGTAGCTACAACTTGTGACAAAGCTGGTTGGCCATTACCTTGTAGGATATCCGTTGTTGTAGAAGTCATATTAGCTAAGTTAGCTGCGGTATATGTAGTAGCGATGCGGCCGGCTGTACCAACAGTTGTTGTACCTAAAGCAGCAGTACCATATGTTGGGGCAGAAGTTACAAAGCCGTTAGAAACATAAATATTAACTGCGCTAAGTGTGGAGTTAGCAACAGTTAAAGCTGTCAAATAGTCAACTANGATTGACTCAATTTGTGAACCCGCTGGCAAATAGAACGCGGCGCCACGGTAGATAGCTGTTGTTGTATCAGCAGGGATTGTAGCTGCTACAGATGGGTATACAGAAGAAGATGGTGTAAATACAGTAGCATTTACGTTAGCATCGCTAGATAATTGGTTACCATTAACAAATTGCTGCGCTGCGCCAGGATAGCCTGGAGTACCATTACCTGTGGTTACAGAGTAGTCTACAAGAGCATTTTGTGATAAACGGGCATAGCCTACGTTACGTAGTGGGCCAAAACGGTTGTCGCCCGATAGAATTGGGCCTTCAAATGTTGCGCGTGACATAATATTTCCTTATGCAAAAGTTAATCGTACAAATCGTTGCATCGTCTGCTGGGGCAGTCAAGTACGATAAATTACCCAGATACCCGAAGTATACATCTTTTTTTGAAAATGCAACATATTTATAAAAGAAAAAACCCCACCTTTTGAGCGGGGTTCTTATTAGGTAAGTTCAGATTAGAACGAACCAGATGAGCCAAAGACTCCGAGTGGGTCAGACCAGCCGAAGCTGTAACGCTCACGAGACTTGTAACGTACGTTACCTGTGTCGAAGTCACCGTCCATAGAATTCTGGAGTGGTGTACGAACGAAGTGCTTCAAGCCGTTTGGAACGTCGGTCAACAAGAACCATGCGTTTGTGTCGGTCAAGAAGTGGTTAACTGTGTAACCTTCAGGGATTGTACCGTTGTTATTGATAGCGCTGATATCGTTGTTATTTGTACCAACACGGAGTTTGGTTTCTAACAGACGAGTAGCAACGAACATCAATGAAGGAGGAACAACCAACTTCTTAGGCTTAGCAGCAATCAACAGACTACGCTCGTCAGTCCAAGCAGCGATTTGAATAACGGCGGCTTCCAAAGAAGTCTCGTTCAAGTCAGCTTGAGTTGCGAATGTGTTGCTGTTAGTTGTGCCAGCTACCAATGGGTGGCCAGTGTTAAACAAAGAAACACCGTCACCGCCGTTGTAAGAACCACCGGTGTTAAAACCGTTGTTCAATACAGAAGCAGCTTTTACTTGCTTGGTATAAGCCATACCACGGGCTAGTGCTTTAGTGTAACGAGCAGACAAGCTGTCGTACAAGTTGTCTTCAATCGCTTCTTCAGTGATTGAGAAACCTAAAGCAATGGTTTCGTGTGAGTAGCGTGTTGTCCATGCTTCTTGTGCATTATCGTACGCAATTGCGGCACCTTCAGACTTAACTGGAGCTGCAGAGAAACCAGAAAGCTTGGTTTCTTCTTCGAATGAACGCTCAGAGGCTTCAATTTCATAAAGCTCTTTGTGCTCTTCGCCGTAACGTGCATATTCTAATCCGAACAATGCATTAAGACCTGGTAATAGCTCTTTTAGGAGCTGTGAACGTGAAATAGCCATGTT